TGCAGTCTTGATTTCAGGCAATATTAACTTTTCGTCAACATTAGCGTGTAACCCTGGTCTATCTTTAATGCTCTGTACTGATATGAATAATGTATTTAATGACATCTTATTATTTTTTTCTTGTAACTATATTTGTTTTCCACTCGTGTCTGCAAGATGCGCTTATCTTTCCGTTATTGTTCCACCAACCGCCACCTCTATCCCATACAGAATAACCTAATCTTGCTGACATCTGTTCTATTTCGCTTCTACTATAAAATTTATCTGCTCTTATTAATTCTTTGCAAAATGGTCTGCTTGTAGTTAAATTAGCATCACTAAATCCTGACTTCCATTCGTAAGAATATCTAACAAGCATTTCAGTTGTTGTTGGCTTTACTTCTCCAATAGTTATTCCTAATGGCTTTACTAATTGTCTTTCAACTACAACATTTGCATCAATACCTTTACCAATAGTTTTATTAATAGCTTTAATAATATTTCTTTCTTCTAGGCTTCTAATAACAACTATAATTTCAGCTACGCTTACATTTAAAACCTGTGCAAGTACTTCAGGAGTAATATCCTTTTGTTTTGAAATTTGGTCTAATACATTTGATTCTAATTGATTAACATCTGCAAACATTTGATAATCAGTATCATCTGAAAATCTTGTTTTCTTTTGCCATACATTATAATTATCTTTTACATCGCCAAATTCAAAAAATACCTTAAAATCTTGTTCAGAAAATTCAGCCTCTAATTCTTCTAATCCTAACCATGTTGTAATTTCTTCATCGCTTAATGCGTATCCTGTTTTAAGCATAGCAGATGCTTGTTCTCTATTAATTTTACCTTTGTTAAACTCACGAATAATGCGCTGCATATTTTGCCACTCACGACCTTTTAAACCTTTGATATGCTCGTTAACTGATAGTGTTTCAACAGGCATATCAGTTGCATCTGTTGGAGTTGGTAAATATTTATTAACATCAATACCAACCTTTTCTAATATCCATTCTTTAGGAGCAATAGAAACTATTGTAGCCTCACTAAATTCGATACCTATTGGCTCTGTTGGTATAATCTTAATATCACTTTCTATGCCTCTGTATTTAGCTAACATATTAAATACACTTTCTAGGTGCATCTGCTTAGCATTAACATAAGTATTCTTAAATATTTCATAACCATCACGCATTTCAGTTCTAGTGCCTAACTTACCTGCCTCTGCAATACCCATAATAGAAGGAGTGGTTACTTGATGCCCACTAAAAATGTTAGTTTGTATTAATTGGTCTATCTTAGCAAAGTCTTCTTTTGTTAAATCGCTAGTGCCTAAATCATCAATAACAGGCTTTCTAGATATGTCATTAACAAACGCAATCATATACTTTTTGCCGTCTGCTCCGCTATATGTCTTTCTAATTCTATTGTCTACATTACGCTTCTCTTCATCATTAGGTTCTCCATTAGGCAAAGTAATAAGTTTACTAGCCGAAAACCCTGTTTGTGCATTACCCAAGATATGCTTAGATACCTCAATATCGGATTCAATATAGTTTAATGCAGCAAAATAACTAGGCAATGCATAGATACCAATATTAGGTCTGTACTCTTTTACGTACAGAATTTGCTTTCCTGTTGGTTGTTTAGGGTTAAATGACGCAACAACTTCAGGCTTAACCTTGTTATCCTTCCAATCTTGTTTATACCAATACTGCGTATTATCTTTATTTGTGCGCATCTTTGTGTAATCACAATGCCAAATCTCTGCAAGGTTACCTGATAAATCCCAAATGATTTCTAAAAATGCACCTCCAAATATTTCAATATCTAAAGATACCTTTCTTGTTAAATCATTTAACGATTCAATCCTGTTAGCTTTGTCAATAAAGGCTTGTGCATCAGCATCCCCTGACCAACCATTGCCTGTAATGTAATGTACTTTGCTTTTAATAATTGCGCTATGCTTAGAAGACTTATTGTATAAGTCCACTATGTAATCAGGGTAATCATTGTTTTCGCCATATTTAATGTAACCGCCATCGACCCCTTTTTTTTCTTTAAATTCAGGTTGTCTAGCTTCTGCGAATGTTAATACTCTTAAATCTATCATTGTCTAATTGTATAAGTGTCTGTTGTTGTAAATTGATTATATGTCAAGGTTGACCCCGATAGCCACATAATGCCCGTTTCTAGCTTGTTTAAGCCCGTTATATTTAAGTTGCTACTGCTAGTCTGCTCATATACTTCGTAGGTATATTGACCCTCTAATGCACTAGCAAAGTTAGTGTTTGTTACAATACTAAATTCATTGTACCTGTCCTTGTATAAACTTGTATCCGATGCGTTTAAAACTACAAATTTAATTACATTGTTGCTGCTTCTATTTGTAAACACAAAAAGGTAGTTAGGGTTAGTCAGTAACTGCTTTTCAGTTAATGTCATAACAATAGTATTGGTTTCGCCTTTTGTTAAGTGTATCATCATTTATAAATAGCATTTATATAAATATTTACAAAATAAAAACCCCCACCTAGAAAACTAGGCAGGGGAACTAAACTATGAAAACTACAAACTCTATCCTGCAGTTGTAAGTGCAGCAGCAACAGTGCTATTAACTTCAGGAGCTAATGCAGGTTCAGCACCTGTAAAAGTCAAAGTATAACCACTTCTATCGCCTTCAGCAGTACCTGATGTAGCACTACCTGCAGTCAGGTCTAATGCTCTTGTTTTACCAAGATACCAATATTTACCATTGTTATCTTTAGCAACCGCAACAAGTGAATTTTGAGCTAATAACAAGATTTCGTTTCTTGTGTTAGCTTGTAACTTGTTTAAAATTATTGTTAATTCAGGAGTAAAATACATAGTACCATTTTGAACATTCGATGCAACATTCTCTGTTAACATAGAAGTCCCTTTTACTAATTCATATTTAAAGAATCTTTTACCTACAGCTTTTGTTAAAGCAGTAATTACACCACTTGCTTCGGTAGTAGAAGTTACATCTGAACTTGCAATAAAATAAACTTCTGTAATTCCACCTAAGGAATCACGACAATCTAGGGTATATCCCTGTGTTAATGCACACGCCATATTGTTTATTTTATATTTTTAAAAAATGGGGAGTATATTTCAACTCCCCTAATTATTTAGATAATTACTTTAACAATCTCGTCAGGGAATGCGATATTCACACCCATCTTAAATTCACAAGCAAATCTTACTTCATCAGCCTCTTTAGCAAAGAAGATTTCAAACTTCTCTTCTTCGTTTAATAAGTCTGTACCTAAGAATAAGTTGCTTAATCTTAAAGCAAAGATATCACCTGTTCCGTTCAAACCTTGTACTGCTACAACTTTGATTGACGTACCTGGCAATACGAACTCGCTATCAGCCTTACCATCAAATGCATAGTTAAACATATTAGCGTTCTTCAATGCAATAGTGTAAGTTCTAAAAGTATCTTGACCTACAAAGATAGTCATATCGTCTGCAGCTACTACTTTAGCAGGGATAGCTTTGTAAACACCATCTAATAAAGCAATCACGTTAGATGCAGTAATAGAAGCTACAGGCCCACCTGAAACGAATCCTGATACGTTAGCGTCAACAACACCTGATGCAGCACCAATCAATTTGATTAAACCATCAAACTTGTTTAAGTTGCCATTTGCAGATGCAGTATCGCCTTGCCAAATTGCAGTCTCTAATTGAGAAGCAATAGTTTTAGCTTTTTTATCTGTGTACTCTTGCTCGAAAGGAATAGAATCATACATTGAACCTGTTGGCAAAGCCTTTTGTAAATACTTAGCTTCTAATGTCTTTGGACATAAAGCCTCTTGTACTTTAACTTTACCTACTGTTACTGTTCTTTGTGTGAAAGAAGTTGTACCTGATGCGTTCCAACCGCAAGTACCACCTGCTTGAAAGAATGCATCTGTGTCCATAATGTTGATTGTCTCTGCAGACTTTACACCAACCATTACGTTACCTGCACTCTTAATTAAAGATGCAGTTTTTGCGCCTAATACTGAAGAAGTAACCAATAATGCTTCGTTCTCTTTAGTATAGTTCGCTAATGTGCTTACTGAAAATGCCATTGTTTATAAATTTATTTGTTTAAAATTGCGTTTCTATATTTCTCCAATCTTTCGTACTTACTATCATTAGTACTTACATATGATTGAAATGCGTTTGCTGCTTTTTGAGTAGGCTCGGCAGTTGGAGTGTTTGAAAGTGCCTCTACTAATTCAGCTACTTGTGCAAACCCTTGTTTAACCTTGCTTTCTAAT